CTTCATAAACATGGGGCTGCCCGCTCCGGAAACTGAATACAAGTTTCACCCGGATCGGAAGTGGCGCATGGACTACGCGTGGACCGATTGCAAAGTCGCCCTCGAAGTAGAGGGCGGCGTCTGGTCCGGCGGGCGGCATAACTCCGCGCAGGGGTTTTTAAAGGACGTAGAAAAATACTCAGAAGCCGCCGCACTCGGATGGCTCATCATCCGCTGTACGCCCGGAGAACTGCTCCGACTCAAGACGGTGGACCTGATTAAACGCGCGAGGACTTCACGATGAAAAAAGATCAAGGAGGCGCGCTGCGCATGAACGACTACGATCAATTTATCTCCTCGAAAATCCGCCGCCAGTTCCCGCAAGGATTTGAGCCGAAACCGATCACCGCGCCGCTCTTCGACTGGCAAAAGCACGTCGTGTGCTGGGCGATACGCCAAGGCCGCGCCGCGCTGTTTGAGGACTGCGGACTTGGCAAGACTCTCCAACAGCTCGAATGGGCAAGCCAAGTTGCAGAGCACACCGGCAAGCCCGTACTTATACTGACGCCGCTCGCGGTCGCGCATCAGACAGCCCACGAGGCGGATCATTTTGGATACGAGCGCGTGAGCGTCTGCGCGAATCAGCAGCAGATCAAAGACGAGCGCATCGTCGTAACCAACTACGAGAAACTTGAGCACTTCGACGCCTCTGCGTTTGGCGGCGTGGTACTAGACGAAAGCAGCATCCTAAAAAACTTCACCGGCAAGACGCGCCGGATGCTCACCGCCGCTTTTAGCGAAACGCTCTATCGGCTTTGCTGCACGGCCACGCCTTCGCCGAACGATTATACAGAGCTCGGGCAGCACGCTGATTTCCTCGGCGTATGCTCACCTGCTCAGATGCTCTCGACGTTCTTCATTAACGATACTTTCAACACGGGCGACTGGCGTTTGAAAAAGCACGCTGAATCCGAGTTCTGGCGGTGGGTGGCATCGTGGGCGGCGTGCATCAGCAAGCCGAGCGACATCGGCTATTCAGACGAAGGATACATCCTGCCGCCGCTGAACATGCAGACGCTCACCGTGGACGTGGACGAGACGTCGGACAAACCAGACGATGAGCTTTTCCGGGTCGCTACGCTATCGGCCACGACGATGCACAAGGAGATGCGGCTAACGTCGCTCGCCCGCGCTGAGAAAGTGGCTGATATAATTAAAGACAAGCCGTCCGAGCATTGGCTGATTTGGTGCAACACTAATGACGAGGCCGACCATCTAAAAACGCTTTTACCGCAAGCAGTCGAAGTGCGCGGAAGCGACTCTACCGAAAAGAAAGAAGCGGCTGCTGATTGGTTCGTTGGTAGTGCGGACAAAAACCAGCTTGATTTAATTGGCAAACGCTCTAAATTGGCAGCATGTGGAAACCGGAATACGCAGAGCGACGCAGACTTAAATACGCCTCTGATTCCGCAGAGCGCGAAAAGCGAAAGCAGCAAGGCCGAAGCGCAGAAGAAAATAAGCTTTATATGCGCGCATATTACGCAGCCAATAAACGAAAGTTTAAGCGAACAGCAGAGCAGCAGAAGAGACACAACGAAGCTAGGCGCGAGAAATACAAAACAGACCCCGAATTTAGAAGGCGGATCAACGAAGAGGTTAAGCAGTATTTCAAAGCCAATCCACACGTTAAAAAAGCAGGCCGAATCAGAAAGTACGGCATCAGCCTTGAGCAGTTCGATCAAATGCTCGCACAGCAGTTTGGAAAATGTGCAATCTGCGGACACTCAGACCGGGCTGATAAAAATCAATTTCCGCTCGTTGACCACTGCCACGGAAGCGGACGAGTTCGCGGACTCTTGTGCATGTCCTGCAATCAGGGACTCGGAAAATTCAAAGACGACCCGTCAAGACTTAGAGCCGCTGCCGATTATATCGAGCGGTCGCGTTCTGATAAGTAAGCCTAGTATCTTTGGTTCGGGGCTGAATTTTCAGCACTGCCCAAACGTGGCATTCGTCGGGCTCTCGTACTCATTCGAGGACTTTTATCAGGCGCTGCGCCGCTCCTACAGGTTCGGGCAGAAGCATCCAGTAAACGCATACATCATTCAGGCTTCCACTGAGGGAGCCATACTCAACGCAGTGGAGAAGAAGATTGAAGCGCACGCAAAGATGCAGACCGCGATGCGTCAGGCGGCGGAACACCTCAAACGCGGACATCAGGAAGATCGGCTATTTATGAAAACAGACATCACCACAGAAACAGGCGACGGATGGACACTGCACCACGGCGATTGCGTGCGCGTAGCACGCGAGAAGATCGCGAGTGATAGCGTGGGCCTATGCGTGTTCTCCCCTCCGTTCGCGGACCTCTTCACGTACTCATCCGACGTGCAGGACATGGGCAACTGCGCGGACGTTTCCGAGTTCACGAAGCATTTTGAAATCCTCATCGCTGAAATCGCCCGCGTCATGATGCCAGGCCGCGAGGTCGCGGTGCACTGCGTCGATTTGCTCAGCACGAAATGGAAGCACGGCAAAATCGAGTTCCAAGATTTCAGCGGTGAGATTATCCGCGCCTTCTGGCGGCACGGCTTCCTTTTCCACTCGCGCATTTGCATCTGGAAATCGCCCGTCACCGAAATGCAGCGAACCAAGGCGCACGGGCTGCTGTACAAAACGCTGAAAGCCGATTCCTGCGATTCTCGCGTTGGCTGCGCTGACTATCTGCTGATCTTCCGAAAGCCCGGCGAAAACCCGCAGCCGGTCACTAAAGACCCATCGCAATTCCCGGTCGATCTTTGGCAGGAGTACGCGTCGCCAGTTTGGATGACAGTTGACCAAGGCAACGTCCTCAACCGCGACGGCGCGCGATCCGCGCAGGATGAGAAGCACATCTGCCCGCTGCAACTCGACGTGATCGAGCGTGCCGTGACGCTATGGAGCAATCCGGGAGACCTCGTATATTCGCCATTCGCCGGCATCGGTAGCGAGGGCTACCAAGCACTCAAGATGGATCGCCGATTCGTCGGCTCAGAGCTCAAGGCGAGCTACTTCGGGCAGGCATGCCAAAACCTCGAAACCGCGAAATCCCAAATGACGCTATTGAGCATGACTTAAACCATGAGCGCACTCGCCCAAATTAAGGCCACGCAATCCGCGATTGGCCGTTCACCGCCTCATTCTAAAGAGGCCGAGGAATACCTGCTCTCGTGCTGCTTCATCGACGGCAACGAGGTCGTCGCGAAATGCGACGACATGGGGCTGGCGCCAGAGGCTTTCTACGTCCCTGCAAACCGCCTCATCTACGAGCGCATCACTGACCTCTACAAGCGCGGCGTCATCATCGAGCTGGCTGTCGTCGCGGAGGACCTGAAAACCAAAGGCAATCTCGATCAGATCGGCGGATACCCGTACATGATCCAAGTCAGCCAGAGCATCCCCACGACCGCTCAGGCTCCGCTTTTCATCGAGAAAATAATCGAGCTGCATCGGCTCCGCGAACTCATCAAAGCCGCCTCAACTTCCGTTGAAAATGCCTACAACTTCGACGGTGATTTCGACGGCATCATTTCTTCTCTGCGCACGCAGATCGATGGATTCAAGAAATCCTCCGTCAAACCGCGATCCATCGCCTCGTTCGGCGTGCCGCCTGAGACCGATGACAGCGTCCTCCTTGGCAACCGGTACCTCAACCGTGGAGACGGCGCTTTGTTCGTCTCGACGTCGGGCATGGGCAAGAGCTCGTCATCGATTCAGGCGGCGGTCACGTGGGGCGTTGGCCAGCCGTTTTTCGGCATCAAGCCCAACGGCCCACTGCGCTCCCTCATTGTCCAGGCTGAGGACAGCGACGGCGACGTCGGCGAGGTATGGGTTTCGGTCGCGGCCTCACTCAACCTGACTCCAAAAGAGACGGAACTGGCATCCAAAAACGTCACCATCGTCACGGAGCGCGTTCGCCGGGGATCCGCTTTCATCGCTGCTCTGCGCGGATGGGTTCGCGATCTCAAGCCGGACCTCGTTTGGATTAACCCACTGCTCGCCTTCATCGACGGCGACGTAAACGACGCCAAGGACACGGGCAAGTTTCTCCGTGAAGGACTCAACGGCCTCAACGAGCCGCCTACCTTCGCGTACATCGTCATCCATCACACCACCAAGCCGCCTTCCGGCAAAGACAAGAAGGCGGGGAGGGCGTGGAATGAGATCATGTACGACATGGCGGGAAGCGCCGACCTGACCAATTGGGCGAGGGCTATCATCTCCCTGCGCCCTACCCCCACCCAGGGCGAGTTCGAGCTCGTATTGGCCAAGCGCGGCCGGCGCGCGGGCGTCACACGCGAGGTTGAGCACGGCATGGGCACACGCCTCGAAACCGTCACCACGATCCCGCTCAAGCACGCAGAGGGCACAATCCCGGTGCCGGGACGTTCACGGCCTATGCCGCGCATCTTCTGGGAGTACAGGGAGCCATCCGAGGAAGTATCGCCTGCCCCCCAAAAGGGCGGAAGGCCCAAGACGTATTCATTCGCTCAGTTCGCCGATGTTATCCCCGCCGATGCATCACAAGGGCTCGGATTCAACGCCATGTTTCGCAAGGCAGCGACGGCCTGCGGCATCAGCAAGGGCGCTTTCGATGAGCTCATTCGTGAGGCCAAGGCGATCGGCTTGGTGGCACAAGATCCATCAACAGCCCGCTATTTCCGCCCATCAAATGACACAAAATAGGTCAGTCGGAAACCGGTCGGTATCTGGTCGGAAACTACCATTTTCGACCGGTCGGAAACTACCGGTCGGAAATCCCCCCTTTAAGGGGGGGGGATATTTTCCGACCGGCCAGTTTGCCGACTCGCCACGGTGTGGGGGTCTTTAATTTCCGACCGCTTCAATCATGAGCAACAACCCGACAGGTTCCCGCATTCAGGCAGTCAATTCGGCGATGAAGATGCCGCCACTGAAACACTGGCGCGACCGTGACCAACCTTGGACGCCTTCACAGTCTGACGTGTTGGCTTGGCTTATCAGCCAACCAGCCGTGGCAAACTTCCTTCTCCGGCTAATGTGCGACCAAGGCGCCATTAGTTACGACCCAGCCGCCCAAACATGGGCTGGTCTATTGTGTGTAAAAAACGCACACGATTTACATAAAACAACTAGGCAAAATCTGCCTACCCACCCCCGGTAAGGAATCTTTTAA